CTTTCGTCAGACATCGTCTGGCTCCCCGTGTCGGGTTCTCATATCTGCGAACGCCGTGCCGGCGTCCGCGTCGTGCCTCACTGGGCGCGCCCCTCGACGGCGGCGCGGAAGTCCTTGAGGGAGCCATGGTTGTCGTACCAGAGGTCCTGGTACTCCTTGCTGTTCGGCGGCCATTCGGCGCCCTCGTAGACCGGCTCCGAGCCGCATGTGCAGTGATCGTGCGCCTCGAAGTCGACTGTTTCTTCCTTGTAGACCGGGCCGCGGCTCGCGAGCATGGCGCAGAAGGCGCAGGCGTTGGCACTGGCAACGCGAGCCCACCCGAGCGCGCTTGGGTCGCGCATGACGGCCTGCTCGATCGTGTCGCGGCCGCCCTGCAGTGCCAGCCGGCTGACCGCACCGGAGACCTCGACGAGGCCGTTCTGCATCGCGACCTCGTAGGGCTTGCCGGCGCGCAGGGCGCGGAAGACGCCGGCGCGCGCCGTAGCCGAGACGGAGGCGCGGATCTGCTCCGCGACCGGGGGCGCGGCCAGCGCCACGCGCGACGCGGTGCGCGCCGCCTTGGCCGGCGCGTCGACCGCGCGGAACTGCTCGTAGTACGAGGCCGCCAGCGTCGCCGACTCGATCGCGCGCAGTTGCGCCAGGACGACCATGGAGCTCTGGAAGCGCTGGAAGGACTGCTTGTCCTTGAGGTCCCAGAGCGCGTACAGGCGCATGACCTCGGTCGTGACCTTGGCGCGCAGCGCGAGCTGCTGCTTGGTGTGCATGCGCGTCAGCGCGCGTCCTTCGTAGGTGCGTGCCATCTCAGGCCGTCACCTCGGCCGCGAAGCCGTTCGCCTGGCGCTCCATGAGGTTCGCGAGGTTAGCGAGCGAGTCGCCGCTCTCGGCGGCGACCTTCCAGCGCGCGACGTCGGCCTGCGTCACGCCCGGGATGCGCTCCCAGAGCTCCTCGACGGGGACCATAAGCATCTGCGCGAGCTTGCCGAGCGCGTCGACCGTGGCCGCGTAGGCGCGCGCCTCGGTGTCCTTCCAGCGCACCTGGGCCTGGGGGTCGGCCACGTAGCCCGCGATCTGGCCGGCCAGGGCCAGCGTCTGCTCCCACGCCTCGCCGAACATCGTCTGGCGCTCGGTGATCTTGCGGCGCTCGGCCTGCTCTGCGGCCGCGAGCGCCTCGGCTGAGAGGTTGACGAGCTCGCCGCGGAGCGCGTGTGCCGGCGTCTGGCTGATCGCCGCCAGGTTGCGCAGCGAATCCTTGCGCGACTCGACGTAGCCGCCAAGCTCAGCGGCCGACAGCTGGCCGATCTTCGTGTCGGGGTCGGGGAAGGTCAGCACCTTGTTGGCGGCGACCTGGACCTTCTCTTGCTCGGCCTCGGCCACCCATCCGGCGATCCACTTCTGCGGGAAGGCGCCGTAGTGCTGCGTGACGAGCAGGCCGAACGTCGTGAGGTTGATCTGGTCCTGGATGTGGATGAGGTCCTCGATCTCGCTCTGGACCTCTTCGTCGAGGTCGGACTGGGCGAGGAAGCGCACAACGGGCACGACGCCGAGGTCATGAGCCTCTGAGGAGACGAACTCGACTTTGCCGCCGTCGTCGACGGAGAGCCAGTAGGTCATGTCGTCGTCGAAGAGGCGGAAGAGCGCCCGGCCTTTTGCCGCGCTGCGGCGGCGCTCGAGGGCCCACATCGGCCACTCGTCGTCCTCGCCGTAGACCACGGTCATGCTGCGCGGCGAGATCCCGCGCACGACGGGGACGGGATCGCCGGGGAGCGCCGTCGTGTAGGCGACGCCGTAGGAGAGCGCCGAGCGGTGGACTCCGAGCTGGCGCGCGTCGAGCTGGTTGCGCTGCCAGAGGTCCCAGGCGGGCTCCTCGTCGGTGCTCTTCGGGGCCCGGTAGCCGTCCACGTACATGGACTGAGCGACCGAGGAGATGACGAGGCCAAGCACGTTTACGCGGCTCATCTCGGCGATGCGCCGCACCTCGGCTGGGGCCGTCGACGGCAGCCACAAGAAGCGCTGCTTGTTGTGGATGTAGTCGTGCAGGCGGTCAAGGCGCGACTTCTCGGCCGACCGCCACGAGAGCATGACGTGAGCCTGCTCTATGGCTTGCTGTTTGGTAAGCGCCATGCAGCCTCCGTCGTCTAGAAGAAGACAGCTTTCTGCCGCTTGCGTCGCTGCTTCTGCTTGGGTAGTGCGAGGTAGGTCCGTCGCGCCATGCGCGCCAGGATGAGGGCCGCGAGGGAGTCGACCTTGCGGCTGCTCTCGCGGTGCTCCTTGCCGAACGAGACGCCCCAGGCGTTCGGGCGCCGGCGGGCGTTGTGGACGTGCTGCCGCACCCGCGCGTCGCCGTCGTGCTTGAGGGCCTGCTCGGTGATCTCGTTGTGGGTGCGCTCGGCGCCCTCGAGGGTGAACTCCTTCTGGCGCGCCCTCATGTCCCAGGCGACCTTGTGGCGGCTGGACGCGAAGGCGCAGAGCTTGCCGCCGAGCTCGAGCATCCAGCGGTCGACATAGGATTCCCACGGGTGGAGGTCGCTGAAGAACGCGACCACGTCGTAGTGCTCGAAGGCGGCTCTCACGGCGCGGTCGATGGCCGCGCGCGGGGCCTCGCCGCCAGTCTTCGCCGGGTCCCAGACGCCGAGCGTGAATAGGTATCCATCGGATATGCGACAGCCCATGAGCGCCGAGTGGTCGTCGGTCAGCGGGCCGGCGAAGCCCAGCGCGACGAGCTCGCCCTTGTCGACCCTCACCTGGCGGTCGGCCAGGACGTCCCACTCCTGCGGCGTCACCCAGGCGTCCTCGGTGGCGACGATCTGGTTGAGCCAGAACCGCCGTGACCTCGACGGTGGGTTACGGCTGTCCATGATCTCCTGCACGATTCGGGGAATGTCGAGCCAGGTCGAGTCGCCTCGGATCTCCTGCAGCACCGCGGGGAGAATCTCAGGGTCGAGCGTGACGGAAGGTGCCGCCTCGAGAGAGTCGTACAGCAGACCAACGTCAACCGCGCGTCCAACCTGTACGTTCTCCCAGCTATCGCGCGTGGCTTCAGCGACCGATTCTTCGCCGGGCTCGTAGGCGTTCGTGATCGCCAGGGTTCGCGAAGAGCCGTCGGGAGACTTCGCTGCGTTGCGCTCTATGACGGCTGCCATCTCCCAGCCATCATTTGTGGCGAGCCAGTGCTGCGTTTCTCCCGCAATCGTAAATGTCGAGCGGCCACCCTCGAGAGCACGCGGGGAGCTTGTGACGGCCTCTATGCGACGCGCACCGCGCTCCGCGTAGATGATCTCCTTGCCGATGTCGATGCCGTACTCGTCGATCGTGTGCTGCTGAAAGAGCCACGGAAAGACCGTCATCGTGGTTCGCGTGCTGTCTTTCGAGACGCCAGCGACGACTACCCATGCCTGCGGATTGTCCTGGGCAACCGGAGCCCCGTTCTCCCAGTGAGAGAACCGGCACGGGCCAACGAACTCGGCGGCGGCGATCGTCGCCGCTAGTGGATCTTTACCCCAGCCCTTGAGCCGCTGAAGGACTCCGTTCCGGTACAAGAACCTGCCGGCGTCGTCGAGGGCGTACCACCATAGCAGGAAGCGCGCCTGCTCAGGTGTGTGTTCCCAAGGACGACCGTCAGGTAGCAGGAGATTTCTATTGCACCAAACGAGTATTTCCCAGCCGAGCGTTTGAGTGGGGAGGACGTACTCACCGTTCTCGCCCTTCGTCCACGTCGGACCGATGGCGACGGAGTGCTTGCTCATCGCCGTCGTAGCGAGACAGCACTTCTCGGGCCCAAATGAGAAGGTCCTCGACTCGCTGCCCGCTGGGGTGACGTCTGACCCAGAGCTCTAGGTTCTCGGGCCGGTTGTCCGTCTTGTCGCCGTTGGTGTGGTGAACGTGCTCGTCTGGCAGCAGGTAACGGCCGAGCATGCTCTCCATGATGAGCCGGTGCTCCAGCACGCGGCCCTGTTTGGCTGCTGGATGATCCGGTGCCCAGCGCCTGAGATAGCCGCCGGTGCGGATCACTGGAAGCGGCCCCTCGGGGGCTGCTCCCTTGGCTGGGTCGCCGTGCTTTGCTACGCGCCGAAAGTGTTTCTGACAGTAGCCACCGCGCACTACCTCGCGATCGCAGCCTGGCACCGGACAGATCCTGATGTGGGTCCTCGGCGCCGGCCTGCTGGGAGGAGTTGTGGCGTCCCCAGTCTTCTTCCACCGCTGGTAGTGCAGCGCACACAGGTTGCGGGCGAGTGGCTGACGACGACAGCCGTCTACGGTGCACTCCTTGCCTTGAGCGTGGACAACAGTGCGAACGACCCTCGGGTCGCCGTACTTCAGCCAGCGTCGGTAGTGCGCACGACACCATCCCCGAACGTGTGCGGGCCTTCCGCAGTCTTCTATGGAGCAGACACGGGGCGCCATAGCCGCATTGTATCATGGCCCCTGTATCTTTGCTCGATAGGAAGCCAGCACGGCAACGTCCGGGTTATCGCCTTCCACGGGCGTCTCCCGCTCGATCTCGATCCGCATGCGCCGGCGGTCGCCCTCTGTCATGCCGAGCGCGGAGAAGGCCTTCAGGTAGGCGGCGAGAGAGGCTCCCTTGAGAGGGATCGTCGCCCAGACTGCCTCGCCGGTCTTCTCTGAGATGCCGACGACCTGCTCGTTCAGGTCGCGGCTGAGGGACTCCGCAAGGAGGTAGGCAATCGCCCAGTCGGACGGCTCGAGGAACTTTGCCTGGCCGGACTTCCTGAGCGAGCGGTAGAGCCGAGTCGCGATCGGGTGCCATGTCTTGTCAGCCGCGGGAACCCTGACGCGGCCTATCATCCTCACGGTGTCTGTAGGTACGTCTGGCTTGTTCTGCCGACGCCGCTCGGCGTCGCGTTTCGGGATCGGACCGCGAGAGCCCATGTCGGCCTCCCATGAGAAGGGGCGCCGTGTCGGCGCCCTCTGGACCTTGAAACCCGTACTGACAGGAGTCAGCT